TGTGACCCCCCGTGTTGACGTATTAATGTCAATCTTATCTACCGGCGGCCTTCTAGGCCGCCGGCGTCCATGCTCTCTGAAGCTTGACCCTGTGAGCAATAGGGTACTGGCCAGTCAGCAACTGCTTGGGCGGTGGGGTGTCTTTCAACACTTCACCGGTATCTGGTCTCCTGCTTTCGTATGTTGACAACACACGAAGCGCAAGAGGCCAACCCTCAGACACCGTCTTCACTGACGGTGTCTTATAGCGATAACCGAGGACCTCTAGACGCTGCAGCCGTGTATTATAACGGATGTATCGTTTCGAGTTTTCTACGGCAAGCTTGCAGTCTGGGCGCACGAATGCAAAAACACTCGGTTCCCCACCCGAAACGGTGGGGATAGGATGCATACCGGCAGATCTCATGATCTGCTGGAGCTCCACCCGTATGTGTTCTGCAGCCTGAACCAGACCTCCACTATGGAATGCGTTTGAATACGCAACCCACGATTGAAGGCCACTGGACGTAGGGCGGATAGGTAACATGCTACGAATCTTCGTAGGGGTAACAGAATGCCCGTGAAAGGCATCCATCCCACAGGACTCTTTAAAGGGTCCTGCAATGCAGCACTTGTTGAGGTTCAGCATTAAGCTAAACTTTGGCAATTGCTGTGTGAGTACGAGATGGTAATCCTCGTCACACACTATATCGTCCCCATACACATATACGTTGGTTGCTGCTTTTCTGAGCGGCACGTTGTGTGTATTCATAATCGTTGCGACACTGAGTGCCCAAAAGATTAAACTCTCCACTGGGAAGCATACTGCTGAACCCATTGGAGCGAATTTCTTCAAAGCAACTACAGTGCCATCAGGCAAGCGGGTTTGATCACTTCTACTTGCGTAGAGATGATCGTACCACGAGTCATTAAACAGGTCTCTGACCAGATTCAATGAAACGCGATCACTTGCCTCCTTCATATCGAGAGTCACCCATTTATATGGGGTATGACTTCCCGCAAGTGAAAGCATCCTGTTACGAGTTTGGTCCGCAAAGTTAATGCGGCCTCTCGTGAGAGGATGGTTCTCAATTGTGTCAACCAAGACACGACAGAGAGCTTGCTGTATCCACTGGTATTCCAGTGGTTCACAGGATATGAGGCGAGGCCCTCGAGAGTCTTTCGGAACTAGCACTACTTTCGCAGTGCCAGCTTCGTGTTCCTCTAAGGTTTGCAACCATTGGATTTGGTCACAAAGGGCGGAGTCGTTGAGTAAAAACCACTTATCATAGGGAAACATACGGGCTAATCGCCTGTAGTACCGTTTGAATAAGTGTTTTTCGTCGGGATATTCTCCCGTAGCAACAGCTCCAGGACCGTGTTTGGGGATGCCCTGACTAGGATCAGCATTAGCAGTAACGCGAAGAATAATCTTCCTCGCGTCACGCAACACTGCCTGGGACAGGTTATCGAGCCGACTACTTTCGTAATCAAGCTCAGCATCCGTTTTAACAAAGTCAGCGATGACTCGCTCCTTCGCTTCGGTGGCATAAGGTACTTCTAGTTTATAAAACATGAAGCATACTTGACGCAACGCTCTAAGTGCTACCACGGACTCCTCACGGAGTGCGTTACATGACGGATCACTCCGCCATGCGGTTAGAACGGAATCTCTGAATCCATAAGCTTGCAGCTTTTGATCGAGAGGATGTGCCGGATCGTAATTAAACGTCCGAAACAAGAACCTCGCGAACTGGTCTGCTCCTGATCGGAGCACACCAATAGGCTGTGTTGCATTTGGGTCTAATAGACTCCACGCCCGATTTCGCGCAGCCGAGAAGTTGTCATCGAGGGGATGCTTGTTAGCACCCCATTCTTTGTACCACTCATCGTCTGCCATCTGGGCGTAACGAACTAACTCACCCGCCGTGGATTCCCACGACGGGTCCGGCTCCTCTCCTACTAGGATCTGTCCTAGCATATAGTGGAGCCCGGGCTTCCAGGTTGCAAACCATGGTAGCCCGTCTGATCGAAACAGTGTTCTGAACAGCCCTGCTGCGAAGCGGGGTAGTTCTGTACCATGAGCGGATTTGAACCCGCTTTGGGTGAGAACACTTCCATTGGCCAAGGCAATGTCAATAGACTTGCCGAGGCTGGGTAACGTCTTTGTTAAAAACGTTATCCAGCCTCGGCAAGTCTATTGACATTGCCTTGGCCAATGGAAGTGTTCTCACCCAAAGC